CCCCGTGAGTAAGTCCAATCAAACTTGATCCGTAAACATAATATTTTCTATGAATAGGTGAGTCATCCACGCTTACTGAATCGGTATTTCTAAACCAAGACTTCAAGGCGTGTGCTAAATGGAATCCACTCATATAGTCGTGATTGCTCATTGAGTGAACACAATCAACTGGAGCTATGTTCATAAGCATCTCAACACATTCGACATAGACTTCCAGAGCTGTTGTGAAGTGTCGATACCATTTGCCATCAGTATTCTGTGGAGTTCCTCTAGAAGTTGTTCCGTGAATATTATCCGTGTGTAGAATATCGTTTCCTATGCAAAATAAGACCTTTTCAATAGTGAAACCATCTGACTTGGAGATAATCCCCCTAACACCATCTAAAATGCGTTTTCTGGCTGTTTTTACATTATATGTATTCCCTGTTTCTAAAGCATCTGCATATTTACCAATATGAACATCAGCAGGGTTTATAACTAAAAGGTGTCCTTTTTTGCGTTTCGGATAGTCAATAGATGGATATGAAGGTGAATATTTAGATATTAAGTCCTCAATGCTTTTTAAAAATTCATCTCTCGAAAACTCGTTTGGCTTGGCAAATATTGAAAAGCGTTTGCTCTTATACCAATAATGATGAACAGATCCTACATCAATTCCAGCTTCGTTACATTCTTCTTCTAGTAGTGCTTTATTTTCTTTGTCTTGTCTATAATCATCAATCAATCGCCATTCATCTTCACTTAAACGGTATCGCTTTTGATTTTTCATTGTTTCTTTTTTACTTTCTCAATCGAACGACCAGCAAAGTAAGCTCCGTAAACGGTTATAAGTAAAGTTTGATAGATAGGTTTGTAAGCATCATCAATTGTAAAATTTCCAATATTTCCATCAAACATTGACATTATTACAAACATAACAGTCAAAAATATCAATGTAAGTGGTCTGATGTTTGCTGGTAGCCATCCAGCTTTGGAATCAGCTTCCCAGCGTTTTGTAACCTCTTGTTGAGCTGACTTTTCACTTTCAATAAGTATTTTGTGAAATTCGTTTTTTAGTTTCCACTTTTCTTCTTTTGTGGTAACTGTTTCATCTATTATTGTAGATGCTTGTTTTGATAGTGTGGTGAATAATCCACCGAGTAAATTATTAAGCATAGTCTTTGTATTGTATTGTCACCTCGTTTCCGAGTTCTAGTTGTTTTGCTATTAAGGGATAAATTCTTTTGTAAGCGTTTGCAGATTTGCCAATGAATCCATCTTTTATTATAATGTTATTCTCTTGACTATCTCCAACCAAAAGACAGCCAGCAGTGTGTTCATCTGTATTTCCTTGATGAATCAATATATATTCAAAGTTGGGAACATCCATAACTTGAAGCATACCTTTGTGAAAAGAAGGATATTTTTTAGAATATCTTTCATTGAACCCCCCCTCTTTTCTTAACTCTATATTATAAATACCATCAGGGACTCTAGTTTCTCCTTTTACCTTTAAAGCTCTTCTTTCATCTTCTAAGGTATAACAAAGAAAATTCAATCCTAAATCTGTTTTTTCAAACAGCAGTCCACTTGTAGAATCAGCTTGACTTGATATTCTTAAAACAATCAATTCCATTAGCACCAAATTACAACTATATTATTTGCCTTGACCGTTGTATCTCTTTTCGTATTGCTTTCTTCCTTTGGTTCGGCTTTTGTTTTTAGAGTGGATTCCTTTTCTTTTCTTTTTTGGTTTTTCACGGTGAGTGAAGCTTATTCCTTTTGCCATTTTAGCTATTTTTTTTGATGAACTCTAGAATCGTATCAATTTTGCTTTTTATATACTGCATATCCTTTGCATTGTTTTCGTGGTATTTTGAAAACTGACCTTTGACTTCGTAAATACTAAAAACAAAAAACTTATACAAAGCATACAAACTCCCAAGCAATAAAATTAAAGTCAATCCATATCGTTCTATCAATTGTAAAATCTCCTCCATTATTTCTCACAGTTTTTACAGATACCGAAACAAACTTTTTTCAAAGTCAAATAATATATTATTTTGCAAATTAAATTTTTCATTTTATTTGTTTTTTTGGTTTTTAATTAATTTATCTGCTGTATATATAATAGACAAAAGCAAAAGCAAAATCTTTAAAAGCATCTCAATATCAGTGAATGAAATTGCAAGAGTTGTTATATTTAAGGTTAGTACATCACTGCACTCTTTTAAAAGTGTTTTCATTATATTGGTTGTTTAAACATTTCTACTGTGAATCCTAAATCTGCATAATATTTGACACCACCATTTTTACTACCCGTTCTTCTTATACTAACAAACACAATATCACCCTCTGCTAGCTGTGCGTTTGCAACAGCCGAAGTGTCTTGTTCTAGATCGAAAAGATGGTTTTGATTATTTCGACTTGTTATTGTAAAAGAGTGAATTAAATCAATTGTTAAATTTGTTGTTGTTCCAGCGTTAGGAGTTGCGGTCCAAATTGAAATAACAGCATCATCTCCAAGACCACTATCGGTAGTAGCCCATCCTTTTATTTTTTTTATCGTACAAGAAAAAGGAGCTACAAATATGCTAAATTGTGAAGCCCACCTGTTTGGTTTTGAGTTTCCATCTGCTAAATCTGTTCCACTATTGACTGAAAATGTAGAAGTACCAAAAGCCGAAAGATAGTCGTTTCCATTAGTTCCCGTTGTCAAATACAGTGATTGTTGAAAATATAAATCAGTGTTGTTTACCTTGTCAAACATTCCCTCCTGTGGCATCAATATAACACTGCCAATATCAATAAAATCATCAAAATCTCTCGAACTAAAGCTGCAGGTTGTGGTTTTCCCTAAGTCAGCAGTCAGAGTCAGTTCATACATAGTATTTGAAAACTTGCTAAACAAAAGAACTTTTTCTCCACTTTTAGCAACTGTTTTAGTTCCAGCTTTAACAGTCAAAGATGTTTGACTTGATATGCCGCTAGATTGTGCTGTAACAAAAGTTAAAGAAGAATTTCGTAAAGTTTTATTATAAGTAGATGCTTGCATTTTACCACTCTGTTGTAATTACTGCATTTTGGTTTGGGTCTGCTAGTATATCTGTTAAAGAATAACCTTGACCACTAGCATCTAAATCAGTTTCTATCCATTGACCATCCCAAATTGCTTCATTTGCATTATAAGTCATTTCGTTAGGAACGAAAATTTTTGATCCAGATATATTATTAAGAGCTAAATGGTACTCATAATTAGTTGAGGTGTCTGTTTGTAGTGAACCATTGTAAACATCAACCCCAGACTTTCTGCCAGCCAGAATCTCTTTGCAAAGTATTTTTGTAATACTTCCTGTTGTTCCATCTCCAGTCGTTTCTTGGAAAACTTGCCAAGTTGCATCAGTTCCATCATCTCCAGCTCCAGCAGCATCAAAAGTCACAATCCTTGTCACTGTGGCAGCAGTAGGTCCACTTCCCAAATTGACTGGATCAAGCTCTAAAATTACATTTGAAATATCTGTCCCTTGTTCAGCAGAAATAAGCTGTTGAGAGGTATTGTTACCATCTACTAAATATCTTAGATAGTAAGTTGCTCCATCTGGCTTATCCATTCCAACAGCTAATCCTTTGATTATGTTACCAGTTTGGTTAGGGTAAAGCACATCTGAAGTGTCTATCTCATCTGCAAAAGTGAAATTTGCAATGATGTCCCATCTAAAACGAGCAAAACCTTCAATAAACAATTCTCCACTTTCTGGAATTGCATTATGAGTTCCATCAATACTTGTACCAGAACGAGGTTGTAATCCATAAAACGAAGTTGCTGAATCGTGCCAATCAGCAGTTGAAGGACTAGAGAAAATTTCTGGGAAACCAATATTATTCGAGCTTGTAGTCCATTCGTGAGCACTTCCGTTTGGTCCTTCTGTCATATATAAATGATAAGTAGTTCCACTATCTCCTACAAGTTTTAATTTAAGTAATAAATTGAGTCTTAAATGGTCTCCAATAGATGCTCCAGCAGTTGAACGACTGGAAGCAAAATCGGCATTTAAAACACTTAAAGCTGATGCATAAACATTCGTATTTGTGTTGTAATAAATCCATTGAGGTCTGAACAAAAGATTCCAGTCAAGTGAAGCTCCAGTTTGAGCTTGAATTAAACCAACAGATTGAGAAAAAATAAGACCCCCAGTCGCAGGCGTACCTCCATATACTGTCGTGGTAGGCGGAAAGTCTTTTGGATTTCCCCCAAATTGTGCGCCAACTTTAGTCATCCATAAAGGAATGGAAAATTGTAAAAGTTGCAAGTCATAAAGAAGGTCGTAAAACATTTGGACCTTTTGTACTGGGTGTAATGAATCAAATGTCCCACCCCCTAAAACAACTCCAGCATTTGTCTTTAGTTGAACAGCACTGCTAGAAATTACAGTTGTATTTCCTTTCCTATAAGTTCTTTCAAAGTTTGTATCTGAATATCCATTCGGCTGAATAACTCTCCACATTCCATCCGAAAGCATTAATCTAGCACCCCAGCACTTCATTATCCTATCTAAAACCTCAAAGGTATTTATAAAAACTTCTTCACCATTTTCTATCTTTTTAAAAGCTCTAGCAAAACAACCAGAAAAGAAAAGAGGGTCTTTATCTGCTGCTGGAGTTGGCATTTGACCTGTGTACCAGTTAACCTGTGTTTGCAAAAAATTATCCGTTGTGTCAAAATATTGAGAGGTATTCAAAATTGTACTGTCTCGAAGAATTTTTTGAATCGTTTCCAAAAATCTTTGTGAAGTTGTAATCTCAACTGGATTCGGTGGTGATGTTAAAAAATGAGGACTAGCAGAAACATCAACAAGCTCTGCAAGTCCATCTGTTGCAGTGATTGTTTGTTGAGTTCCAGCTTGAAAAGACAAATTTTGTCTTGAACTAACATCCGTTAAAATGTTACCCACCCAGTAATTATTGTAAGAAACTCCATCACTTGACTTTAGAATTTTTAGTTGAAACCTACCATAGGCAGCTCCAGAAATATCATCAATGACAGTTTGCTCAGAGCTATCTCTCGGTATAATATCAAACTTCACATTTGAAGAAATAACACCCGAAAAGCGTGTCCTGTCTTTGGCTTCGTAATTAAGTTGGAATCCACTTGCTCCAAGCTGTAAAGTCAAAGCAGAAGGGCTACCAGTTAAGCTATCATAAATCTCTAGCTTATAGTAAATACCTTGATCGTTTTGAAATTCTGCTGTTCTTCTTAGTGCCATTAGTAACCTCTTGTTCTGTTTCTGTTTCCTCTCGCTCTGTCGCTTGATAGTAATATATCAGATCCGCTTATTCTTCCTACAACCTCAACTTGACCACCAGCATTCCCTATCATTCCTTGTAGTTTGTCGAGTGGTGCAATGACCTCTGGATTGCTTAATGATGTTCCAGGTCCTTCTCCTACCATAGCTAATGTTGCACCTGTAACCATACCACCCTCTGCGAATCCAAATAGTTTTGGTATTCCTTTAAATCCACCAATAGCCTTGAACCCTAACTTTGTTCCAATACCTGTTCCTCCAAGCAAAGCGTTTAAAACTGCCATAGCTGCTATCTGTGCTGCTATTTGCGCCAAAGCTCGTTTCGCATTATCAATAAACACTTTGAAAAAATCACCTTGACTTACTAAAGCTGTTGCAAAGGCTTGTTCAATAGCTCCTCCGAACGATTCAAAGTTACTATCCATTTGCTCTGTTAGTTTATTAATGTTTTCTAAATTTTTAACAACTTTTTCGGTATCGAACGGAAGGGGATCAGCATCTTCTTCTTCTCCAAAATCAAAATCAAAGTTTAAATCAACAGGGTCAAATCCTGTTGGCTGAAAACCTTCTAAATCTTCAACTAAACTTTTGAAAACATCTTCTTTCAAAAGTATTCTTTCAAATTCATCTGCAAAAGATGTTACCGCTTTGGTCGTTTCTTCAATAGCTTCTTCCGTTTTTGCGTAATTTTTAGGGTCGAATAAAGGAGAGGTTTCCATTATGTTACCAGTTGTAGAAACCATATTTTTAAAATTTTCTACACCTTCTTTAGCTTTTCCAAATTTTTCTATTAAAAATGGTAGAGCCATTGAAATTCCAGATAAAATTAAACCTACTAACCTTCCAGCTGGAGTAAGCATTTTGAACGCCCTAAACAAACCTACTACAAATGGAGTTAATTTTACAAATAAGATTCTTAATCGTGCAAAAACTTTCAAAAGCGTTCCAAATATTCTAATTAGTGGACCAAGAACAATAGCAAAAGCTCCATATTGAATAACATTTTCCCTAGTTTCAGGACTCATCTTAGCTAATGCAGATAATATTTTATTAGCTACATTGATAAAACTTTGAGCAACAGGAATCAAATCTTTTCCAAATTGACCTCCTAATTGCTTTAAAGATTCAGATAGTTTTCGAGTTTGATTTGCAACGCTGCCAGAAGTTCTAGCAAAATCTCCAATAGCTTTTGTGCTTTGTGAGTAAGCAATATCTAAATTTGCAACAGCTTTAGCTTGAAGTTCTGAAACGCCTTGGGATGCCATTATTTCAGCAACTTGATTTTTGTATTCTGTTGTATTTTGTCTTATTACAATACCAAGCGCTTTTGCAGATTCGGTTTCTCCTACTAACGCTTTTGTCAATGCTCTGGATGCTCCCGCAGCCCCCCCTTCAAAGTTGGTGAAGGAAGCTAAATCAACAGATAAACGATTTACCTTTTCTGATAACTCTAAAGCAGCTTCTTCTGTAAAACCAAAACCAACTAACAAATCACCAGTTGAACTTAATAAATTTTTTGAGGTTTCTTCTGCTAATCCGAACTCATTTTGAAACGCTTTTGCTGTATTTATAGCTTGTTCTTCTATTGATGAAAAAACAGTTCTAAATTTTGAATCAGTTTCTTCTAAATCACTGGCTAACTTAACAGCTCCAGCACCAATAGCCAAAATAGGTAACGAGACATTTTTTGTAAGGTCATCTCCTAATCTCTGCATATTAGAGCCGAACTTTTTAAGAGAACGAGTTGACTTTCGAAGGTTAGTTTGAAAATCTTTGTCGTTTAAAATAAGAGCAATCGAGAGTCTTTTTCCAGCCATTTTAAGCGTTTTTTAGCGTTCGTTTTAAGCGTTGTTTTAGCGCATCTAAGCAATTATCACCCCTCTGTCGTATATATACCCTAAAAAATTTAGTTCTTTTATTAGGGCAAATTTACTAGATAAGGGTTTTTATTCATTTTCGTTGTTTTGTGGAATCTCGATTTTGTACTTTTTAACCGCATATTCAGCAGCTTTTTTTCGTTTTTCGAGTTCCATTTTTTCCTCTTTTTTCTCCCATTCAAACCTCACCAAATCCGTTGGATTTAGCTTTGAGTTTTTCTTTTTATGTGGCTGTAAAATCAAACAAGCCAACCATCTTGTCCGTTCCCATTCAAAGCGTTCTTTTATTTCGATCTGTTCATTACGACCTCTCTGTAATAAAAAGAACTCGTGAAAAGTCAAGCTCCAAAACTCTTTGGGTAGTAAGCCAAAACCATAAGCAATGGCTTCCAAATCATCCCAATCTATTTTTTCTTTTGAGGAGTTTTTTTCTCCTCTTTCTCGTTTCCCTCATCTTTGAATTTTGCAGAAAACTGTTCTCCAAAAACATCAAAACACTTTTGCAGTGCTTCAAAGTCTTCATCTAAAATATCTGCAATGTCCTCAATTGTCAAGTCAAAATCTTTTCCAGCTACTCTTGCACCATCTTGTAATCCAGCAAGGATAAGCTGACAAGCATCATCAAGGGAGATATCTTGACCTAATTTGTCAAGGTCTTGCAAACTTGTATTTGTTCTTTTACAATAAATTCTAAGAGCGTTCATTCCGAATCTAATCGGATAGTCTTTGTCGTTAAGTATTACTACTTCAAACATTTTTCGTTGGTTTTAAAAGTTAAGTTAGTGAGGAGAGCCGAAGCCCATCCCCACCAACGAAATAATTTAGATAGCATTCTGAGTCAATGTTCCAGTCCCTTCAATTGTTACTGAATAAGTAGGAGCATCTTCGACACCGCCAGTCATCTCTAAAGAAGTGATAAAACCAGAGCCACTGTAAGTGTAATCACCGGAAGCTGGAGAAGCCAAGCCGAAAACAAAAGTCACCGAAGTTCTATTCATCATTTGAGTAAACAATTCATCTGGCTCTGTGTCAGCAGCAACACCAGCGAAGTCCATTAAGCCATCAGCAGAAAGTGAGAAAGACTTTTGTCCTCCTATAATATCTCTGAAACCTCCAGAGTCTTTTGTTGATGTGTCGATTGCATCTACATTTACTGATAAAGAACAGCTTGTAGCGTGCATTAATTTTGCGTTAGAACCCCCACTAGAAGGACTAACTGTAAGGATTAAATCCGTTCCGTTAAAAATAGCCATTTTCTTTTTTTTTAGTTATTAATATTAGCTAATGTCTAAATCCGAAGGGGTGTCCTTCTTTTTAGATTTCTTTTTCGTTGTGTCTATTGCATCATTGAAGTTTAGAAAGTTTCGAACAGTTCTAGGGACTTCGTAAGTTTCGCCCTTCTTATATTCAATCCCTCTGCATTCAATGTCTTTTTTAATTTTTACTTTATACATATCTTATCTATTTATGTTAAATCTGAAATCCATAGCTACATAGTGAATTCCATCATCTCCAAATTTATCATCATAAATATCGTTGGCATCTTCAAAAAAGCATTTATCTATCTGAACTCCTTCAATCGTTCCTGTTTTGTAGTCTAAAGCTGCACGAACTTCGACAGATAAATCTTGAGCTTGAGCGTAAGTCGTACCAAAACAAGTAATCTGGCATCTCACATAGTCGTAAGTAGAAACACCGTTCTTTGTGTTGTTTGGAGTGGTGTCAATTATAAAATAAGTAATTGCTGGCATAGTTTCTCCAAATGGTATTTTTTGGGGAAATATCCTTGAACCAACATAGTTCGAAACTCCAGCAGTGTTTCTCAATATAGAACTTATTGCTTTTCCTATATCCATTATAAACCTTTCTTTTTAAATCTTCTATCAATAATACCTCTCAAACTTGGAATGATTGAGTTGTAAACTTGTTGCTCTGTTGCGCTTTTCGCTTTGTCAAACAAACGCATCCCTTGAATTTTAGCAGTTCCATACTCTAAGAAATACATATAAAAACCACTCTTATCTTTTGACTTGTAAGCGTTTTTTACTCTTGGACCTACATAAACTGCTGGGAAAATATTTCCTCTCGCTTTTCCGCTTATAATAGCTAAAGATTTTCTAAGCTGTTTTGTTTTTACAGGAACTAAATCTTTTAGCTTTGCTAACATTGGCTTCATTGCCTTACGCATAGCTTGTTTTACTATTGTTTTTGTTCCTCTGTTATGCGGCAATAATTTATCTAAATCGTTGATAATTTGTTTTAATTCTTTTTCATCAATATTCATACCAACTAAAGGTCTATGACCTCCACTCCCCATTAGTTGCTTTCCTGTTCTTACCGCCATCTTAGTCAGTTGTTTTTTCTTCTACTCTTAAAATCAACCCCTCTTTTCTACCTATCTCCTCAACAGATCGTATGAACCAATCTTTTGAGTTGTATTCAATATAATGCTTTGGAGAAATTTGTATGTCAGAACGATAACGAATTGTCATCTTTGCTGGAGCAGTCCCAATAAATGTGTCTGCTTCATAACCTACCTTTCCTTTTTCAAATTCAAACCTTGCATAAACAGAAGCAAGCGTTGAGTTGCTTGCAATGTTTTCACCATAAGCATCCTGCGTGAATGTAGCTTGTTTTATTACTACTAACCTATCTAGTTTGCCAATGTTCATTATCCTTGCACTCTATAAGGCATCAATAAAAATTCTGCCGATTGTGGTATCTCTTTATAAGTTCTATCACTTACCGTTTGTCTTGTTTCGTAATAAGTCCCAACCATTAAAAGTATAGCTTGTTTAATAGGTGCTGGAACATTAGAAGCAGAACTAAAGCCTAGAGTAAAATCTACAATCACTGCATTTGGTTTGTCAAAAGTGCTAGGGATAGTAGCGTCAGGTGCAAAGTATATT